AAATTCCTCATGATGTTCATGGGGGCAAATTGAGTTATGGAATCGCGGTCCATACCCATCGCTGCTGGCACGGCACCCATAACGCCCATGGAAAGAAAGTCAGGGATGCCGCCGCTATCTTTGTCTTTCTTGGGTTCTGGCGGGACATACCCACCTCCAGCAAAGTACCGATACTCAGGATCATACCCAGGGCGATACCCAGCCGGAGGCGCATTCCAAGTCCGGGGGTTTGCCGGAAATTGTTCTGGATAACGCAGCGGATCATACGGGGCCTCGCCTGGGATTTTTGTTGGACCCATCGCATCCATAGCGCTTGAATAGGCCCCCGCCCCAGCCATCAACGCGGCGAACGGTTTGTCCTGAATGTTCTGGCCAAGTTTAGTCAAGGCAGCTTCTGGATTAGAAGCAATATTTGAAAGCCTCTGCCCGAAACCAACACCCTGCGCGGGAGCCTGAGCTTGGGTGGCTGCTTGCCTATTCAGCGCGGCGGTAGCGACTTGATCTGGGGTTGAGGTTGGAGATCCCGTAATTGCCGCAGGATTAACGCCAGCGGGAAGTTCGGTCATGCCAGCGGGACCAAACGCATTCTGATACCCCGCAGCCATGGGAACAGCTTCTGCCCCCTGATAACCAGCCGCCGCCACATTCAGTCCTTGCCCGGCGCCCTGTCCAGCACCCTGCGCGGCACCCTCGGCGGCAGCTTGCGCTGCCGGATCACCAACCCCGGCCATAATTTGCCCACCAGCATAACTGGATATGCCACTAATCAAACCCTGGGTTAGAGCCTGTTCATTGGACTTGCCTTGCATCTTGCCGACAGCCGCGCTTGTCAGACCAGCCGCAGCAGCGCCACCCATAGGCCCACCAACAATCGTCCCCCCAATACCAGCCGCAATAGGCGCGGCAGTGGCTAAGAAGTTTCCGAAGTTAAAAGCCTCCGGCAGTCCGGTGTCAGGGTTCCGGGTGAACTTCTTCCCGGTCAGTTGCTCGATGCCGCGAAGCTCCTTGTCGCTCACATGGACAAGGTTATTGTCCCCGTGGCGTCCGTATTTCGCTAGAAGGCGGGCTGCATCGTGCATGACCTGATCCTCAGATTGATGTCGCAGAAACTATAACAGACGGGATGGCAGGACTGAACCCCGTAGCTCCCTCAGCCAAAAGCTGAACAGCGGTGTCACTTACTGCCCACATGATCTGAACATAATCCCCACCAAGAACATTCACAATGAAATTCCAGGCAGGAACTAACTCGCTCTGATTCCCTTGAATCGAAACCTTGCCGGAAGAATTAGCAACATCAACCCCATTCTTGCGGAGCCAGATCCAGATGTAATGGGTGCTACCAGAAGCCTGATCTATCTGGACAGAAAACTGCACATTATAGACACCGCGATTCTTGAAGGTGATGCGAGAGGTATTCTCCACAGCAATCTGATTCGACTCTGCCGTGCTATTAAGAGCCATGGCGTAGGGAGTATTGGCAAGCGCAGCAGCCTGGGTTGTGGTATCGTAGAACGAACCATAATACCCACTAGCCTCGGCAAAGTTTGGCCAACCAATAAAAGTCCTGTCGAGGTTCTGATCAATGGCCCGCGTAAGCGCGTTTCCCCATTGATAGTTATACTCCTCAGTTGGGACAGGAAGCCTCGTTCTGCCGATCATCTGCGGCCATCCTGGCGAATATCAATCCTGGGAACACCAGAACGCCATGCCACACCAATACCTGTGCTTTGAATACGAAGGGTCAACATACGCCCCCGTATCCTGAAGTAGGTCTGATCCGTAAACTGCGTAATCGGCAACGTGGCGGTTCTTGTCGTCACGTTATTCTGACTCTGGCTAAAGTTAGAACCAGAATAATCCTGAGCCTTCAGGACGAAATTAACGCTTGGATTCTCCGCGCTACTGTTCCTGAAATCAACGTCAGGGATCATCCTCCACGCAAAGCCAAACTGATCACCCTGCCCAATCTCTACTGGCCCGCTTTCAATGTAAGCCACAATCGGGCTGTACGGATTGGTAGATCCATCATCCTGGCCAATCTCATGGAAATAGATATACCCGTCAGTCGAAGCCGCGCGAGGGTAATCCTCAATCCCACGATCAATCCAGAACGTCCTAGCCAGCGTCCCAACACTCCAGGCACGTTCGTTGTAGTTATACATGACGTACCTGTCATTCTCGGTTGAGTTGGCGGAAGGATAGAACCACCACACCTCATTGAATGACATATTACTGCCAGAACAAATCTTCTCTGCTTGGTTTAGATTCATGTCGTTAAAGACAAAATCTTTTACAGAGCATGGCAAACCAACAATTCTACCATCATACTGGAAGAAGCCGTTGGTACCCATCCAGAAGATATTGTCGTTCGCAGCCACAACAGCATTAGGCGCAAGCAGAGAGGTCATACCAATTCGAGCAATCGAATACTCAAACGGCGCACCGATATACCTAAGCGAATGAACCGAATCATCACTCCAAACAAGAATCTCCTGTTTGGTTTCCATGGCAGACATAAACTCAGACCCGGTTGGAATCCGAATGCCACCGGCAGAGTTTGTCTCAAGAGGCGTCCAGTTGGCGGGATCTTCCGTGCTAGACCACCTGATCAACAGGCGATCCTGCTGCCCCGTCACAATGTCCGTACAGCCAAAGGCAATGACCTTCCTATCTTGGTCAGACACCAAGATCTGCCTGGATACAGCAGGAACATCAGACGCTCCGGCTAGGCTTGAAAGCAAAACCGCCCTTGTCGAAAGACCGCCTGCGTTAGACCAGTAGTAGATCGCCGCATCCCTGGGATTGATTACCAAATCCTGCCCGAAATTATCTGAAGACCAAAGCCTCAGTCGCGTTCCAGAAACCTCAGTATCAGACGCCGCACCCCATCCCGTGCCGGAAGTAGCATTCATCGTGGTTGATGAAACGGTCTGCGAGATGTTGACCGTATAGGTTCCAACCCCGCCAGTACCTGTACCCAAAGCTGTGATGTAGGTGGCAGAAGAACCAGGGGGACTCGCGGAAACGCCAGTTCCAGTAATTAACTGCCCAACAGCCAATGAACCAGAAATTACAGATGAGACAGTAAGGGTTGTGCCAGCGATAGACCCCTGGAAGGTAACGCTGGTGGATGGCAGAACACCACCCCATGTCCCGGCGCCAAATCCGTTTCCGTAAAGCGTGGAATCAAGGCCGGTATTAATTTGGAAAACAGCGGTGACAGTTCCCCCACCCGTAGCTGAGGAGCTTGCCTGCGTGATTGCCTGAATTGTAAACAAGCTGGATGTGATAACATCAACAATCTGGAACTCGCCGTTGAGCGTCAATCCGCCAACTGCGCTTGCACCGGAGAAGGTAACGAAGTCACCCACAAAGGCGCCATGCGCCGGGATGCTTACCTGAACGGTTGCTGAGCCACTTGTTGTGGTGAACGGGTTCGACTGAATGATTGTCGTTCGGATCGGGGTGATGTCATAAAGAGAACCACCGCGCTCAATGTAGTATTTGAGGTGTGTCCCGATACCTAGAAAGTAGCTGCCCGTTAGGTCTGAAAAGGGCGTCAGCATACGGCAGACACCCAAGAAGTCCTCTATGATAGATTGCTGCCACCCACCAATTTTCTCGGGCAACCCACCTCGAAATCGAATTTTGTCCGAGTCGGACCAGCCGCCAGATGAGGCGTACCTAGTCCCGTCATGCAGAACCCCCGGAGAGAAGGTGAGTTTGGTTAGCGGCATTTCTCACGCCTTCTGAATCTGAGCCTTCAGAGCTTCAACCTGGGCAGACAACTCCTGAACGCTTGCAACCAGATCTGCAATTATCGCAACAGGATCAAGACAAGCCACCTCGCCTGAGTACACAACCGCAAGTGGATTCACCACCTCAACGTCCTGAGCAATGAAGCCTTCATGCGTTTTTGGATCTTCGATATACGAAGGCTTCCAATTGAAGGTCACTGGCTGATACGCAAGGACGCGATTCAACCCACCCGACACAGGCTGAATGTTTTCTTTTAAGCTTCTGTCTGATGTAGAGGTGAATGCCGGAGCAAGCGGGCGCTATTTGAATTTAGATTGTATGTGTTCCCTGAGAACGTGGTGCCAGAAACAGTCGTTCCAGAAAAAGAACCGCCACTAAAAGTGGTGCCGGAAAAGGTTGGCGCGCTTTGAGTCCCGCTAAAAGAATTAGACGTAAGGCCAGCGGCACCCAAGGCAGACAGCGCACTAGACGCCGTTGTCGCTCCAGTTCCGCCCGCCGCAATAGGCAAGGTTCCTGCCACCAACGTAGATGAGCTATTGGAATAAAGTGCGTTGTTTGCTGCACCGAAGCCGCCAAGGCCAGTACCGCCCGCCGAGGTCGAAAGCGTCCCACTAAGAGTGACGGCCCCAGATGTCGCAACCGCAGGAGAAAAACCAGTGCTGCCAGCAGAGAAGGTTGTTACTCCACCCCCGGCACCCCCGGTGGCAGAAATCAGAATGTTACCTGTGCTTCCAGAAAGCGTGATGCCTGACCCAGGTGATAGGCTCGTAACGCCAGCATTATCAATAACGAAGTTTGTGCCATTGAATGACGCCGTAATAGCGTTACCGCTCGTTATGGTGGAAGATCCGTAGGATGTTCCATTGCTAACTAGAAACCGGCCATTTGTGGGCAGGGCAGACAAACCCGTCCCGCCGTTATCAACATCAAGCGTACCCGCCAGAGTGAAAGTGCCGGATGTGCTAATGCTGGCAGAGCTTCCGCCGTTTACCGTAAGGCCCGTCCCTGTTGTAGCGAGTGTGATACTCGACACTGTTCCAGGAGCTATGGCCGGATTAAACGACTGAGATGCAGCGACGACATTGGTGCCATCGCAATACATTACTTGCGTATAGCCATTATCAAGGGCAACGCCAGTTCCGGCTGAGGTTTTGACCGTTACAACCTGACCGCCAGAGGTGGCGTTACGGACAACATAGAGCTTATCAACCGCCGGAACGATAAGGTTCGCTGCCCCAGAAAGAGTGCCGCCCAAGATAAGAACGGCATTCCTGGCCTCGTCTGCAACGCCATTCCCAAGCGTAAGAGTTGTACTGCCCGCCATAGTGATATTCGCAACACCAGCAATAGCCTGCTCAATCAGAGTGCCAATGTTGGTGTTGGTCGTGTTGCCCCAGTTCCCGGCCTGCTCGCCGTTCCCGATAAGCTCAAACCGCAGCGAAGACGAATATGTACTGGGCATTTATCCTACCCTTAGCAGGAGATGGTGTATGTGACGTTCAGAGTGTCGCCGTTGAGAACGCTACGGGCAACGGTAAAATCTGTCGCCGCAAAAAGAACACCAGTTGTGCCGCCCGGCGCGCTGCCTGTGGTGATAAACAGACCAGCAACAGTCGCGGTGCCGTTGATATTGAAGACGGCGGGGGACGCGGTGTTATTTGTCGAGCCAGCAGACGCCGCCGCAGCAGTGAAGGCAGGGCGCGTGATGTTGGAGTAGGTCGTGATCTCAGCCCAGCCAGCATGGGACGACATGGTATCGCCAGCGGCAGCAGTGCCAGAACCCTTTAGGCCAACATAGAAAGCGGCAGTGTAGGCAGACCCAGAGAAATACTTGTCCAACAGATCGTTCTTACCAACGGTCACAACGAGATTGGAGATCTCGTCTTCCCATCGAATAGACCCGTCCGGGGCATAGCAGATCGCCTTGAAGACGCCGCCAACGCCAAGCTTGTCGGAAGCTCCATGGTTCGCAACAAGACCGGCAGATGCTGAGTCTGTCAGGGTTAGGGTTTCTTTAAGAGACATGACTTTTTCCCTTGCGATGAATGGGTTGAAAAGAGGAACCGTCAGGTATTTGGCACCGTGGTATTAATCGGAATCCAAGTGGAACCCGGATTCGGAATTGGTTGCCAACCTCCATATCCTGCCCCAGCATCCGTAAAGGTGATTGTATCAGAAGCTGATTGATTTGTGCTAGAGTTATTTGAGGCAGAATCAATCAGAGAAAATGCGTCAGAAGCTGATGCTGCGCCAGTAAAGGCGGCAAGAGCAGACTCCACAAAGAGCAGAACATCCGCAGCAGCGCCGACCTGAGCAAAGCCAGCAGCGGCAGTTTCTAAGAAGGTTAGGGAATCAGATCCCGGACCAAGAAGAGATGCCACCAAAGATGTTAATTCTGAGAATGTCAAAGTGTCAGATGCGGATAGATTGTACGCATACGATGACACAGCGGAGTCTGTAAAAGTTAGTGTGTCACTCGCGCTGTTAAAGAATGGTATCCCTGTGGTGGCAACCTCGAAGAATGTCAGAGAGTCAAGCGCGGAAGCTAGAGCAAGGAGGCTACCGAACGCTTGATCTGACAGGGGTATAGAGTCAGAAGCCGAAGCTACCCCAGCCAACACAGAGAACGCATCGTCAGAGAAGGTCAGGGTGTCGGACGCGGCACCAACCGAGAGGCTTGTAGCGTTAGCGGAATCGGAAAGGGTGAGGGTATCAGACGCTGTTCCTGCCAAAACATTGTTTAGCAGGGAGCTAATCGGTACGGCGCTATACGGGGCAATCCCAAACATATCTACCCACCCCTCTCGGTAAACTACCGTGCCACGCCAAAATTCATAGCATCAATGCTTATCGTCGTCACGGCAATCATTCCGGCTTCACGGGCCAATTCACTGCCCAAGGGAAGCCAGCTTGCGCTGGAACATCCCGCAGAGCCTGCCTGTAATCCGCCATCTCCTGCGGCACCGCTGCCCCAGCCTCAAGGGACTTAGTTACCACCCAATCCGTTTTTGCCAGACGGTCATCCCGGTCAGCCCTTACCGCCTTGGCCTGATCTGCGTCTTTCGCAGCCTTATATGCCGCCTCTTGCTCCGCCGCCGTGGCGTCTGGCGTGTCTGTAAAGATCGGCCCCAGTACATACTTGGTGAACCACTTGCCGTCTGCTTGCTGCTCAACACCCTGGCGCATGGAGTATTGATACACCGTGCCGCCAGTAGCCTGCGCCCCCTCAAACACCGGATCAACGCCAATGGCTTCCATCACCTCTGGCGTGAGTGTTTCGTAAGACGGACCACCATTGGCCAGCAGATAGGCGCGCAGTTCGCTCTCGAACATCACGGCGCCAGTGGATCGAATGCGGAGTTCCATGATGCCCTCTTATGTGTATGACCATTGGCCAAGGTAATTGTGTTTGCACCGCCACATGACTGTAGCACGTTTCACTCCGGTGGCGTATTCACATTCAGCAGACGTATCAAAAACACCCTTCGGAGTGACGTACTTCTTGCCTAGCTTCGTTGCTGCAAGAGCTTTTGCGTGGGATGCCGCCTTTGATTTGCCCTTTAAAGCGGTGGAAATCTTAGAAACCCATTCTTCTGGGCGTGTAGTTCCAAGATGTGGAAGGCCGCTGTTTGCCTCGATGGTGTCACAATAGACGTTCCACAAAGCGTATGGCCCCTGGTCTTCCTTTCTGCACATCTGGTAGCAGCCTGCTTTACGACCACGAAGTCGCCATTTGCCGGTTGCAATCCACCATTCGCGCCATTCTTCGAAAGTAAACAGAAATTCGATGCCGCGCCTTTTAGCGTCTGCTTTGCTTCTGGTGTATCCTTGGCGGAATTTATCGCGAGTCATCTCAGGCCACCGCAAAAAATATGAACGAACCGCCGTTAGCATTAATGGCAGCAGGGGCCGTCGAACTGATCTCAAAGCCCGCCGAATACGTATCCACATAATCTGTGTTCGTTACTTCAGCAGCCGTTGAGTTCAAAAGCAAATAGCTGTCATTACCCGCCACAATCCCACGCGCGCTATCCCACACATACCAATCGCCTGTGCTGTCGGTGCGCTTGATTAGGACGAACCTCGCGCCGCCAGTAAAGCCGCAATTGATCTGATTTGTTGTGCCTGTGCCTGTGTAGGAGCCGACCTTGGATACGCCTGCGACTGTGGCGAAGAGATAGGCGACATAAGTGTACGCGGCGCTAACATTTACTGCACTTACACCCCCTACTGTAAACACAGATGCTGTTGGCGCAGTATCATTCCAATAGCCTGAACTTACAGTCGTGGCATTTGTGGAATTAAGGAACATGTATTTAGTTGGTTCGCCGTGATAAACTGCCCAATTTGCGCTATTATTTCGGGCCTTAATAATCATTAATTCAGGCGCAGAACCTAAATTATGCGTGATTGTGCGCCCTGCAACACCGTCCCCCGTATAGCACACCACATCAAAGAAGCCGGGGGCGCGGCGGAAATACCAATTTGCATATCCGGTTGCGTTGTCCCAGTTTGCATGCTTGATATAAGTTGTAGCTTCTTCCGCGCTAGAGTTTCTACTAGAAAAACTTTTCCATCCACGCAATCTATCTTGCCACCATGCGCCAAGGCCCGAAGTCTGTCTTTGGTTAATGTATAAATCAGGCGGATTTAAGTTGGAATCATATATATCCCCTATAAGCCGACCTGTGCTTGTCTGATACGGCTCAAACACACTCGTCCCCGTAGTCGGCGTCTTCATCGGGCCACGGCGGATGGCGATGTAGATGTAGGTTTGATTATTACCAGCGTTCCAAGCAAGCGAAGTGGACGACGGAGATGCTGTTGTTAAATTTTGAAACGCCTCGGCGTTAGATAAGTTTGGCGCAAGATAAGGACTATCAAAAGCGTTTTGTGGCCTTATCCCTCTCATGTTATCAAATACGCGCCAATCTTCTGCGGAAGTTACATTTTTCAATAAAACCCATTGAGTTTCCCAGCCAAGATTAAGCGTCGCATCACCAGAACCGTTAGTCGTAAACGACCCACAGCTAATCACATTGTCAGTGCCGGTAGCGCCAAAGCCGCCTGCATCATGGGCAAAGAGATAGGCGACGTAGGTGACGCTATTAACATTAATTGCAGAACCAGAGCCTACTGTAAATTGAGTTGACGTTGGGGAGGTGTTATTCCAAAACCCACTATCTGTGATTGTTGTGTTTGTCGTGTTTAGAATAAGGCCACCAGTATTTCCTACAGACCTATGATAAACACACCAATTTGTTCCAGAGCTTGTTGCTTTTACAAAAATACAACCCGGCGCAGAACCAAGGTTATGAGAAATGTTCTGAGTTGTTCCATTCCCCGTATAAGTCACAATATCAAAAAACTTCGGCTGCTTGCGGAAGGTCCAGGAGGCGTAGGTTGCGGCAGCAACGCCAATTCCAGTTGCATTTCCTATGGTAAACCCATTTGTATTGAAAGGACCAAGACTGTAAGGAAGTGCAACTTCTGCGTCAGTGGTGTTGCTATTGATTTCCTTTTGTGATCCGCGTGCAGTATCAAAAAGAAAATTATTAGTACCATCAGAGCGGCTTTTAATCCAAACCATCCCACCTTTTGTAGAAAGATCAATGCCGTTCGTGATGGTTTGTGACCCGCCTGTCCCCGTATAAAGATACGTCGAGAACACATCTTCGATGTAGTTAACGGCGGCGGAAGACGCACCAAAACCGTATGCCCTTGCAGATGCGGCGCCTTGGGTAAGTAGGGTTGGCATCTCTATTCCTCAAGCAAACCTGATTTGAGAAGCAAACACCGTAAACGCGGCATTCCCGGTC